GCGCATCAACTGACACTTAGTTTGACGGGTTCCGAGGTGGCGAGCTTGTTCAACTTCGGAGCCGGGTTGTCGAGTTCTTCCAACGCCTCGGGAGTGTCGGCGGGGTTGGACTTCGTGGATTACTTTGCCCCGTTCATCCCTGCGAACACGAATTCCACACTATCAGCGCTGGGGATTGGTACGTGGTACTTCGATCCTTTCTTGGTTCCGTTCAATTTGAACAGTGGGCAGATTTGCATTCTGAATGCCGACGTGGCGGGCTTCCAACATGGTACGTCCTTCTCCGCCGCCAGTACGGGCTCGGTGAGTCGGTACCAAACGCTCAACCAAGTTCTTGCTCTCTATCGTTTGGGATCAGGAGCAAGCACCACGAGGCTCGAATCGATTTGGAGTGCGGACTGTTCCTTCTTGGCGACCTGGGACTTGAGGGTGGGCACGGCCAACACAAGCTCCGGAACGATCAGCAATTTTCTCACTCTTAGCTTCCCCGCGCAGTGGAACATTTCGGGAGGTGTTACTTACAGCAGCACGACGCAATCTGGCACGACTGCTGTGACAGGCGCCACAATGGCTTCCACGCGTGCCAACAATTTGATCACAGGCGCGGTGGCGTACCTGAGCGGTAGCAAAGCCTTGCTCTTCCCCTTCGCTACCAGCATCGTTGCGGGGGACTACTGGATGGCGCACATGGTGTCCAGCACCAGCAGTTCCTCGGGTACGGCAGGCGGTGTTGGAACGGCAGGCACGATGTTCTCCACGCAGAGCTATATCGCCATGTTGGAGTTTGTTGGGCAGGCGTATAAACAACTCGGAAGGTCTGTGTCAGACTCAAGCACGGACTTTCAACAGTTCCATGGTTCGTTGGCCACCACAACGTCGGCGCCCACCTCTATCGTGGGTACAGCGGACATGAGGAACTTTGCGGTCAACCACCGGTTGTACTGGAATCACGCTCGAAGCTCTTACTGAGATTGGAATGAAACCACAGCTACTCCTGCAAGAGATGCGGACGGAGGGCGTCAACAACGGCGCCCCTGGAAAAACGCTTTCCCGTCTGAAGGACTCGGGGGCGTGGAAACGTCAACGCATCATTCGTTTGAAGCCTGCGGGGGCGACGATCCCCACGAAGGTGGCGGACACGCACGAGAGTTTGGCGTATCCCCCGAACAATGGGATGGCGCGGTTGTTGGCGCTGGGGCTTGAAGTTGGGGAAGCCTACAGCACAGCGATTGAGCAGATTCTGATGCACCCGGAGCTTTCGCAATGGGAGTATTTGCTGACCATCGAGCACGACAACATGCCCCGCCCTGATGGGGTGCTGCGCTTGGTGGAGCGCATGGAGAAGAATCCGAAGTATGCCTGCATTGGCGGGCTGTACTTTACGAAGGGCTACGGGGGCGTGCCCCAAATCTGGGGCGACGCAAAGGACCCAGTGCTGAACTTCCGTCCACAACTCCCAGACCCCACGGGAGGGCTTGTCGAGTGCTGCGGTACGGGAATGGGGTTCAACCTGTGGCGCCTCAGCATGTTCAAAGACAAGAAGCTGAGGCGTCCTTGGTTCGTGACACAGAAGAAGGACGGTGTGAGCACGCAAGACCTTTACTTCTGGGCGGACGCGCGCAAGTACGGCTACCGTTGCGCGATTGATTGCTCGGTGAAGGTGGGCCACTACGATCTCGAAAACGACACAGTGTGGTGAGGACACGATGGCAGCAGTAACCAAACTCAAATTTACGGCACAGAAGGAGGAGGTGCGACTTTGCCTCGATCTTGGCACAGGCAAGGGCGGGAACAAACCGCAAGGTTTTGTCGGTGTAGACATCATCGACTCCGAAGGCAACCCCCCAAAGAAACTCGCGGGGGTGGACCTTTGTCTCGACTTGCGGGGGAAGTGGCCGTGGAAGTCGAACAGTGTGGATGAGGCACAAGCCAACTATCTGCTCCACTACCTCGCACCACAGGAACGGGTGCACTTCGTTAACGAACTCTGCCGTGTGTTGAAGCCTGGGGCCAAGGCCCTGCTGTTCACGCCGCACTGGTCATCTGCGAAAGCGTTCATGGACTTGTCGGCGCAGATGCCCCCAATCTCTGAGGCGTGGTTTCCGTCGTTGAGCAAGGCATGGCGGGATGCGCAGAACTGCGTGGACAGGAATGGGTACACCTGCAATTTTGACCACACGTTGGGCTATAGCTTGCACCCCCATCTTGTCTCGCGAGCGCACGAATACCAAACGCATGCGGTGACGTTTTGGAAAGAGGCGGCGCAAGATTTGATTGTGACGCTCATCAAAGTCTGAAAGGAGAGTTACCATGGCAAGCTCGATTCACATTGGTCCCTTGGTTATTCAGCCCGGGAACAATCAGACTTTTGAAATCACGGCGCCTTCTAGGGCGAACGGGGCGACGATAAAGATCAGTCGCTTTTCCTGGCCAGCCGGAGCGCTGTTCACGTATCGCGTGCTGGAGGCGGAAAGGGGTTCTGGCGACCCCCAACTTCTCACGTCGGGAACGGAGAACGGCGGAACCGTGATCGGCAAGAACGGGGAGATCGATCCACCTCTAATCATCGGCCTCAAGTGGGCTGCCGACAAGGACAGGGACCGCATCCGTTTCGAGGTCGATGTCTTCCAGGCGTTCACGACGGAAGTCTTTATGGACTTTATTGCGTAGAAGCGAATCGAGTTGACCGGTGGCCATAGCCCTAGTTCAATCGGCCACACAGGTTGATGTTTCGGCTAGTAGCACCGTTGCGCCAACAATCACGCTCAACGGCGTCACGGCAGGAAATTGCCTCCTGCCGGTTGCGGCGATCTACGATGGGAATATCACGTTCACGCTGTCGTCCATCACCGATGGCGGCAATAGCTTCACCCCTTACAACGCACGCGGGAATAGTGCCAGCACCCATTCCGTTCTAGCGATTGCCGCTTATGCGGCCAACGTCACGGGCGGGAATCGGACTGTGGCGTTCAACTTGGCGGGTACGAGTGCCGGTGCCGGGCGTTACTATTCACTTGGCCTGCTGGAATTCTCAGGTGTAGATACAACCCCCGAGGATGTCACCAGCACGCTGGGGGATATCCAGTGCGGCAGTGTCGATGTGTCAGCCGGCGGAGCGGCCTTCGATACCACGAACGCGGGCGATCTGATCTATGGCGTTGCCGCCCTCGACTCGGTTGACACTACCCTAAATTTCGCCAGTCCAACAAACTGGATCAACCGCTATCGGCAGAACGACGGGTCAACTTACACCGGCTTCGACGCAGGGACGTGGCTACCGGGAGCAACGCAGACTGACTACACGGCGCAGTGGGCACACGACAACACGGCGGGCGAAGAGGGTGCCTCGGCCATGGTGTCGCTCAAGCCGGGGGCGGGGGGCACGAACACGCTGGTCACCCCTGCACAAGCGACCGCGGCGTTCGCAGGGCTCGCGCCCGTTTTGATAGGGACGGCGGGCTACGGTTTTCAGCATAACGCTTTCCAGCTAGGTGTCCCGGGGGCAGGGGTTGTTGATGATCTAAACACTCCGGATCAGGCCGTCGCGGTAATCACAGGGCTCTTGCCCATTGCATTGCGGGGCACCGTTGCTCAGCCTGCGCAAGGTACGGTGGCTTTCTCCGGACTCTTGCCCATTGCGTTGCGTGGGGAGGTCGAGCAACCCGCTCAAGGTACGTTTACGTTTACAGGCTTGCTGCCCATTACCCTCAGAGGCGAAGTCAAGCAACCTGCACAAGGCCCATTCACTTTCACAGGGCTTGCCCCTGGAGTTCTCCAAGACAGCATTAGACAGCCCGTGCAGGGAACGGGGGCTTTCTCCGGACTCTTGCCCTTTGCGTTGCGTGGGGAGGTCAAGCAACCTGCGCAAGGCACGTTCACATTCACCGGGCTTCAGCCCCTTGCATTGCGTGGCGAAGTTAAGCAACCTGCACAAGGCCCATTCACTTTCACAGGGCTGGCCCCTGTAGTCACTCAGAATCTTTTCCTCTCCCCCGCACAAGGAACGGGGGCGTTTACAGGACTCGCACCCGCGTTTTTTGTTGGGGTGCTGGTTACGCCCGCGCAGGGCTCAGGCGCATTCACCGGGCTCGCCCCCGCAGCGATTCAGAACCTCCTGCTCTTACCCGCTCAAGGGACGTTCACCTTCACGGGGCTTCAGCCCATTGCATTGCGGGGATCGGTTGCGCAGACCGCACAAGCCACCGCCGCATTCACAGGCCAGTTACCTGCTGTGGTGTCGGGGGAGGTCAAGCAACCCGCTCAAGGCACCGCAGCGTTTACAGGGCTTCAGCCTCTCACGGTTCGGGAAGAGGTCAAGCAGACCGCGCAAGCAACGGCAGCGTTCACGGGGCTTCTTCCCCTCGTGCTGCGTGGGACCGTCGTTCAGCCCGCACAGGGAGAGGCAACATTCACGGGGCAGCTTCCGAGCACGCTTCAAGCCTTCTTCTTCCAGCCCGCGCCAGGGGAGATGGTATTCACGGGGCTGGCCCCCGCGCTTGCCCCAACGACTACTGCCTTGCCCGGGGTAGGAGCCATCGCGTTCACCGGGCTTGCTCCCACCGTAGGGCTGACCCATTTCGCCAGTCCTTCACAAGGTACGTTCACATTCACCGGGCTCGCACCCGCTGTACTTCAGAGTCTTTTCCTCTCCCCGGCACAAGGAACGGGGACGTTCATAGGGCAATTGCCCGTCGCACTTCAAGACATCCTGAAGTTGCCCGCACAAGCGACAGCAGCATTCACAGGCTTGCTGCCTGTCGCGCTGCGTGGCACGGAGGTCATTCCAGGAGTGGCGACGCCGAGCTTCACGGGGCTGGCTCCCGCGTTACGCGTCCCGCAACTGTTCATCCTTGCGCAAGGCGCCGCAGTATTCACGGGGCAGGTTCCGGATGTTCTCGTTGATTCGAATGTTCGCATCGACGTTGCCAACGCCGCGCTGACGCTGACGGGCAGGACACCCGTTCTTGTCGTCACTCAGCACGTCGTGGCGGTTCCGGGGGAGGCGGGGCTGAGTTTCACAGGCCAGCTTCCACAACCGCTTGTCAGTTTCCTGATCAGCCCGCCACAGGGCGCGTTTGCATTCACGGGGCTTCAGCCCATCACAGTGCGGGGCAGTGTTTCAATTCCCGCACAAGGCACCGCAGCATTCACAGGGAGGACTCCGAACGTCTTGCGGGATAGCGTCGCAGACATTGGGCAAGTGACGGTCACATTCACAGGGCGCGCACCCACAGCAGTCGTCACTGATCTGCATCTCGTGACGCCGGCCAACGCCGCGCTTCAGTTCCAGGGCATGGAGCCCTCGACGGGGTTCAACTTCAAGCCGGGCACTGTCGATCTACACATTGTGGGGCGTGGGCCTCAGATGATTTTTACCACGGTCCTCACCCAAACAACAGCGTTGGCTTTCCTTGGGCACGCTCCGACGTATTTGATTGCCCCTCGGGTCAACGCGTACATTCCAGAACCACGTAGGCTGCGGGCGGCACGGGAAGGCACGGGTCATCGCTGGCCGACTGAAGGGGAATGAAGATGAACCACCGCCTGATGCAAGAGGATTGAGCTGTGGCATTGCAGCAAAACTCGTTTCAACACGACGCATTCCAGATCGGTGTCAAGGGACCGAACTGGCGCGTCTACTGGGCGCAATTCTCCGTCCCTACTGTTGGAATCGTTGACACTCTCAGGCAGCCCGCGCAAGCGACCGCAGCGTTCACAGGGCTCGCTCCGACCGTAATTCAAAACAGCATTCGACTCCCGGCGCAGGGCACCGCCGCATTCACGGGTCAGTTGCCCGTTGCATTGCGTGGGGAGATTGAACAGCCCGCACAAGGGACAGGGGCATTCACAGGTTTGCTGCCCATTGCCCTCAGAGGTGAGGTCAAGCAACCTGCGCAGGGAACGTTCACATTCACAGGGTTGCAGCCTGTTGTCTTGCAGGCGTTGTCGGCGACTCCCGCTCAGGCGACGGCAGCATTCACAGGGCTCGCCCCCGCGTTCTTCGTGGGTGTTCTGGTCACCCCCGCACAAGGCGCTGCGGCGTTCACTGGGCTCGCCCCCGGAGTTCTTCAAGACAGTGTTCGACAACCCGCACAAGGGACAGGAGCATTCACAGGTTTGCTGCCCATTGCCCTCAGAGGTGAGGTCAAGCAGCCTGCACAGGGTACGTTCACATTCACAGGGCTGGCCCCCTCGGTGGTACTGGGGGAGGTCAAGCAACCCGCGCAAGGTACGTTCACCTTCACGGGGCTTCAGCCCATTGCATTGCGGGGAGAAGTCGAACAACCTGCTCAAGGCACCGCGGCGTTCACGGGTCAGTTGCCTGTTGCGTTGCGGGGCACCGTCGTTCAACCCGGGCAGGCGACGGGGCTTTTCTCCGGTCAGCTTCCACAGATACTGACTCCGCAACTGTTCACCCCCGCACAGGCGACGGCGACCTTTACGGGGCGGGAACCTGCGCTTTCTCCAACAGTCACTGCCTCTCCCGATGTGGCGGTGGTCACGTTCACCGGGCTCGCCCCCACCGTAGGGCTCACCCACTTCGCCAGCCCTTCACAAGGCGTCGCAGCATTCACAGGACTCGCACCCGCTGCGCTTCAGTCTCTCTTCGTTCAGCCCGCGCAGGGAGAGGCAGCATTCACAGGGCTCGCTCCGGCTGCGCTACAGAATTCGTTGAGGCTCCCCGCTCAAGGAACGGGGACGTTTACGGGTCGTCTCCCTATCGCACTGCGGGGTACGGAGGTGATCCCGGGGGTTGCGTCGGCGGCATTCACGGGGCGCATCCCTTCGCTCTTGTTGCCCCAGTCGTTCTTGCCCGCTCCGGCGACGTTGAACTTCACGGGGCAGGTTCCGGATGTTCTCGTTGATTCGAATGTCCGCATCGACGTTGCCAACGCTACGTTGACCTTCACGGGTCCTGTACCTACCGCCATTCGCACGCTGCACATGACGGTGACGCCGGGGTTGGCGGCACTTGTTTTCTCGGGTCAGCTTCCACAGCCCCTGACCCCTCAACTGTTCACCCCCGCTCAGGGCGCCTTCTCATTCACTGGTCGTCTCCCTATCGCACTGCGGGGCACGGAGGTGATCCCGGGGGTTGCGTCGGCGACGTTTACTGGGCGTACCCCCGTCGCCGTTCAAGGGCGCGTCACGCTCCCTGATCAGGCTACCGCAGCGTTCACGGGACGTGCCCCGTCAACGCTCGTCACCGATCTGCATGTGGTCACGCCGGCCAATGCAGTGCTTCAGCTACAAGGCAAGGCGGTTGATGTCTTCACGGGGTTTGCCCCCGGCGCTGCCGATCTGCACATCACAGGGCACGGCCCGCAGATCGTCGTCACCAACATCATCCCCACGGTGGCGCTGGTGTTCTTGGGGCACGCTCCGACGTATTTGATTGCCCCTCGGGTCAATGCCCTCGTCTCTTTGAAACGTGCGATGCGGGTTGGAAGGGAAGGCAGTGATGAGCGTGGGGGCTCCGAAAGTTCCGGCACGCGTTCTGGCACCAGCCCCGGCAAGCGCTCGGGCAATGAGTCATCGGAAAGAAGGTAAAGCATGGTCCCAAACATTGTCACAGCGCTGGACACCTCCCCGATGATCAGCATCGAGGACTGCCGCAAGCATCTGCGCGTCACGGCGGACGGGAGCCCCGCGTTCCATGAAGACGATGACCTCATTCTTGGGCTCTTGTCCGCGGCGCGTGAGTTCGTGGAAGGGTATACGGGGCTGGCGCTGACCCCCCGCACGCTGGAAATCTACCTCGACAAATTTCCGTTGGATGAGATCAGCTTGCCTGTGGCCCCTCTCGTCTCCATGACCAGCGTCAAGTACCTGGACGAGAACAACGTCTTGCAGACGGTGGCGGGCACGGAGTACGCGATTGACAACTTCCAACGCCCCGGGTGGCTGCTGCCTGCGATGGGAGCTTCTTGGCCTTCGACGCTGGAAGTGGTCAACGCGGTGGTTATTCGCTACGCCGTGGGCTACTCCCACAGGCTGGACAATCCGCAGTCCCTTCCCCTGCCCAAGGTGTTGAGGGTGGCCGCACTGCTGTTGCTCGGGCACCTGTATGAAAACCGTGAGCAGTCCACGGAGGCCAGCTTGCGGGAAATTCCGCTGGGCATTCAATCGCTCTGCGACATGGTCAAAATTCGGAAGGGGATGGCATGAGAGCCGGAACACTCCGTGATCGAATCGTGCTCGAAGAGTCCGTGCCGATGCAAGACTCAACAGGGGACACGATTCCGACATGGGTGCCTCGCACCATTGTATGGGCGAGCATTGAGCCGCTGACAGGGCGCGAAGCGGTTCTCCTCGCCGCGCAAGGGGCATCGGAGATGAATACGCGCATCTGCATTCGTTGGACCCCAACGCTCAACGCCGTCACGCCGACGTGGCGCGTGCGCTTTGGGACCATCCTCTACAACATCAAGAGCATCATCAACAAGGACAACGCCAATCGGGAGTTGGAGATGATGTGCCAGAGCGGAGTGAACACGGGATGAGCAAGGTCACGATAGAGATCAAAGGCTTGCAGGAGATTGGCAGGCGTATGCAGGAGCTTTCGGCGGACATCGCCGGCAAGGTCGCCTCTGCTGCAACGTCGGCCGCTGCCCGTGTGATTCAGAAGCGCGCTGTGCAGCTTGCCCCTGAGTCGGAAGAGGTGGTCACGGCTCATGGTAGGGAGGGCGGCATCGTGAAGGTTCCGCCCAGAAACTTGAAGGACAACATCAAGGTCTTCAAGGTCCCCAAAGGCCAATTGGAGTACACGTCAGAGCACGTTGTTCGGATTCGTGGGGGGAAGAAGCATCTGTACGCATCCAACTACGGGTCCAAGCAAGAGTTCGGCACGGTGAAGATGCCGGCACACTCTTTCTTGCGCCCCGCGTTTGAAGAGGAAAAGAGAAACGCGGTGGATGCAATGACTGACAAGCTCAAGGAACGCCTTGACAAGATCGGGAGCGCGGCATGACGCTTGAAGCTGAGTTGTTCGCGGACTTGCGCCCCCTGGTCAACAACCGGGTCTACCCCAGTGTCTTCCCACAACCCACGAGCGGCTTGCCTGTGTGGCCCGCGATCCGCTACGCCATCGTGAGCAGCGTCCCCGTGGAGGACTTGTGCGGTGATGGGGACGATACGACAGCCGATGTTCGCGTTCAACTGGATGTTGTGGCCTCTACCTACTCTGCCATGCGTGCACTGCGGTTGCAGGTGATGGCGGTGATGGCGAACTTCTACATCCCTGCCCGCTTGGACTTGAGCATGGATGACTACGACGTTGAAACGAAAACGCATCGAGGGACTTTGGATTACATGATCTCCGGGTCGTCCGACCCCCCTGCCCACTCTCCCGCCTAGGGGGCGTTATTACGCTGCCCCGTGTAGCGGGTAGCCGGGAAGCGTAATAACGCCCTCAACAAGCGTTATTACGCTGGCTAGGGGGTGCATGTGCTAGCGTGTTTCTGCGAGTTTCTAACCCGCTGCCCTGAGGGTGGCTTTTGTTTCTTTGAGAGGAGCCTATCATGGCCGGTGGAAAACGTTTCAAATTTGCAGGCAGTCTCATCAAGACCACCCAGAACTGGTCGGCCCAATCCCCGTCAATCACCATTTCGGCGGCAACGAAAGCCAACCCTTGCGTAGTCACCGTGGCTGCGCACACCTTCGCGACTGGGGAAATCGTCCGCATCCTGGGGGTGGTTGGGATGACGGAACTCAACGGTGGTGTCTACATCGTTTCGGTCGCCGGCAACAGCATCACGCTGATTGATACGGATAGCACAGGGTACACCACCTACAGCAGCGGTGGCAAGATGGATGAGGCGACGATGACGAACTTCTGCGAACTCACCAACTACAACCGTGCTGGTGGCGCGTCTGCGGAAATCGACGCGGAGTCTTTGTGCAGCACTGCGAAGGAGTTTGAGATCGGGCTGCCCGACTTCGGCACCTCGACCATTGACTATATGTTCGCCCCGAAGACGGCGCTTCAAGTCTCCCTCATCTCCAACTACAAAGCAGGCACGATGATTGGGGTGCGCATCACCCTTCCCAACAGCGGCGGGGACATGACGCAGCTTGGCTTCATCCAGTCGATGAGTGAGCAAGCCGGCAAAGGCGGGCTGTGGTCGGGCAGTCTGGTGATGCGAAATTCCGGCGCAAGGTACGACCAGTAACCCCCATCAACTTTAGGAGATCATCATGGCAGGTGGTAAACGCTTCAAATTCACCGGGTCCGCGATCCGGTTCACGCAAAACTACACCCGCACGACGGGTTCAATCACAACGGCATCGAAGGCCAATCCTTGCGTAGTGCAAAGTACATCGCATGGCTTGATTGCGGGAGATGTGATCACCATTACAGGCGTCGTCGGCATGACGGAACTGAACGGGGGAACCTACATCTGTGGATCAGGCACCTCGGGCAACAATATCACACTGGCGGATGTGGACTCGACAGGCTACACGACCTATTCTTCAGGCGGTACGTGGAACTCGGCGACGTTCACGAACTTCTGCGAACTCACCAACTACAACCGCGCGGGGGGTGCCTCCGCAGAGATCGATGCTGAGACGCTGTGCAGCACAGCCAAGGAGTTCGAGATCGGGTTGCCGGACTTCGGTTCTTCGACGGTGGACTTCACCTTCGCCCCGAAGACGGCTTTGATGCTCGCGCTCATTGCCTCGTACAAAGCGGGAACCACCGTCGCATCCCAAATCGTCATGCCCAACAGCGGAGGCAACATGACGCAGCTTGGCTTCATCCAGTCGATGAGTGAGCAGGTGGGGAAGGGTGGGCTGTGGAGCGGCAGTTTGGTCATGCGCAATTCTGGCCCCCGCCTTGACTGGTAATTTGAACCTCCAATGAAACCTCAACGTGAAAGGACGAAGACCGTGACAACCCGGAGCGACTTCCTGCGCAACTTGAAGAAGGCCCAAGTCAAGCTGCACCCTGTTCAACTCGACGGCTGGGACATGCTGGTTTACCTCCGCCCTCAAACCCTCGGGGAGATCAGGGACATCTTGATGAAGGCCGATAAAGAGGAATCTTTGCAGTCGGAAGTTTCTACGGACCCCCTGTTTCTTGCCAAGAACATTGCGCGCATGGTGAGGGATGAGGCGGGGGAGTTGCTCTTCAACGAGAACGATGATGCGCAGTTGAAGGAGCTGATGTCGGTGCTGGAAAGTACAGCCCCAGCAGTCAGCCAGCAGCTCAACAAGGCGTATCGCGAACTCAATGAGCCCAACTCCATAGAGGCAGACCCCCAGGGAAACTCACGGAGCGCCAAGACTTCTTGATGGACTTGGCGCTTCACCTGGGGATGACTGTAAATGAGTTGGAGACCAAAATGTCGGGGGTGGAGTTCTACCTCTGGCAGAGGTACGCATCGGTGCGCATGCTGCCGTGGCGTCGCATGGAACTCCACATGGCGCAGTTAACACGGATGGTCGCGGTGACGATGGGGGGAGCCAGAGACGCAACCCTGTCGGACTTCTTGTTTGATCCGGAAGATGAAACAGATGACCCAGCGGTGGCCTTCGGCTACGCACCGCACAATTTTGAGACGGATGACGTGTTGTTGGATGACCCGCCCCCGCCACCTAAGCCGGGCAGGCCCCGATTCGTTGACCCCGATGGGCCAGACGAGGAGTACAGCTAAATGGCAAACGTACTAGGTTCTGCGGTTGTTCGATTGGGGCTCGACGCCGCCGAGTTCACCTCGGGCATGTCGAAGGCCGAGTACCAGATGAACCAGCTTGCGATTCGGAACGTAGCTCTAGGTTCGGCGATTGGTATCAAACTTGCCGACGCCGTCACTTTCGCTGCGAAGGCTTTGTGGGACCTCACGATGGGGTCGATAGATGCGAAAGCAAAACTTCAAGACCTGTCCACCCAAACGGGGTTGGCGGTTGAAACACTGTCTGGGCTGGCACGCGTCGGAAAGTACAGCAACACCTCGCTCGAAGAGATCACCGGGGCAACTTCCCGACTGACCCGAGCTTTGTCTGGAACAAGTGAAAAGACATCTGGTGCGGGCAGGGCTTTGAAAGCGCTGGGGCTGAACTACACAGAGTTCAAGAGCCTCTCCGTGGATGAGCAGATGGTCAAGGTCGCCCAGGCAATGGCGGGGTTCAAAGACGGCAACGAAAAGGCAGCCGCGGCCATGCTGCTATTTGGGCGTAGCGGTGCGGGGTTCTTGAAGTTCTTGAAGGAGTTGGGTGAGCGGGGCATCCTCGTCACAAAGGAAACAGCGGCGTCCGCTCTTGCTGCAAAGGAGTATCAGGACAACCTCGTCTCGATGGGGCTTGCAATCGATGACTTCAAGGCCAAGCTCGGCGAAGACATGTTGCCGACGTTGCTTCAGTTCACTCAAGCTCTTCTTGACGGTAAGGAAGCGTTTGGGAGTTGGAGTTCGGCGCTTTGGAACATGGGCACTTGGAATCCTTTCAAACCATTCAAGGATGCCAATATCGAGCTTCCCCAGGTGCGACAGAATCTCGAAAAATTGAGACAGGAGTTGAAGGACCTCCAAGCTACCCCCCCGGTCACGGGCTTGGCCTTGGCCCCGACGATGAACGCCAAACGGGGGGAAGACATCAAGGTAAAGAAGGCGGAGATTGAAGAAGAAGAAAAGATGGAGAAGTACTTAGTCTCCCGACGTAAGCAGAGTCAACAGACAAAAGACGCGCTGGCGCTGGGGGTAGGCCCGACAACCACGAAGTTGGATTCGGGAACCGAGGTCGTTGAACTGAATGCGGTCATCACCGAGAACGCGAGAATCCGAAGCCAGACCCAGAAAATCCTGAATGTGTCCGGAGAAACGGAAGCGTCACGCTACCTTGAAAGTCTGCGCAAGCAACTCATCGCCACCCAAGATTTGTCCGCCGCAGAGAAGGTCCGGCTTGCGGTGCGTGAGGGGCTAGAAGGGCTCACCCCCGAAGTGAGAAAGGAAATTCTCGGGAAAGCGGACGCATTGGATGTGGCGCGACAGAAAGATGACCGCAAGAAGATGGTGGAGGACTACGCCAAAGGTGCGGGAGCGCTTGCGCAGCTTGAACAAGACGCGAGTGATGCCGCGGCCACAGCCACAGCGAAGAGGATGACCGATAACCTGGAACTGCTCAAGCAGATGGACAAGATCAACGACTCGCTCCGAGAAGAGATCGTGCTGATCGGCAAGACTCCGTTGCAACGCGCGGAAATCGAAGCGGTGGGGATCACCAGAAAACAGATTGCTCCGCTGGAAGAGAAAATCACAAACATAGGGGAAGGGAGAAATACCAGTGACTTCGGGCCAATTATTCCTGAGGGGACTGGTGCCGATGCGATTCAGACCGTGACAGAGTATCGGGAACAGATTGCCAAATACAAGGAGCAGATTGCGGTCATCCTACGGAAAGCGGAAGAGGTGACGGCGCAGGACTTCAAGGAAAGCAATGAACAGCAGATCAAGTCCAATGACTTGCTCAGGGAAGAGATTTCCCTTTTAGGAAAAGACGCACAAGCGCGAGCGGAAGTGCAGGCGGCTCGAATTGAAAAGCAACAGGTTGTCCCAATTCAAAAGAAGATCGATGCGTTGGTGGATACAACTGGCCCCGAGGCTGAGGCTACGCGCAAGCGTCTACAAGAACAGATCAAAAACCTTAGGGAAGAGCAGTCCCTCATCGTGTCGAAAGCGAGTAAGGAGAGTGCGGCTGCGCTGGTGGAGGGGAACAAGGCGCTCTCGGAAGAGGTCGCCATGCTTGGCATGGATGCGAAGGCAAGGCATGCCTACAACATGGAACTCCTAGACACCGCCATCAACCAGAAGTTGGTGGAGGCAGCGTCGCAAGAGGAAAGCGCAGATGGCGCCAAGCGGCGGAAAGACATTGAGGACGAAATAACCTTGTTGCGTGAGAAGCAGCAACTGAGTGGGCTCAAGTTCGAGAAGCAAGAAAAGGTGGACTTGAAAACTCAGGCAGACCAGATATCCAAAACGATGTCCGAGTCGATTGCCGAAGGCATCCTGGACGGTTTTCGTGAAGGCCAGTCGTTGACGGATGTTTTCATCCGGGAACTCAAGGCGCAGTTCGCGAAAACCATCTTGGCCCCCATCATCGAGCCCGTTGTGAAGGCAGGCAATGAAGTGATTAGCCTGTTCCTGAAAGGCTTGATGAGCGGAATGGGCGGTGGAGCAGGTGCTGGAGGTGGTGGTGGGACTTCGTTTGTTGAGTACGGTGCAGAGGGCGGGCCTGCGACGAAGGGGCAGCCCATCATTGTCGGGGAGAAGGGGTTCGAGCTTTTCATCCCCACGAGCAAGAGCAAGGCCCCCTACATGATCGGACTACAGGGCACGGAGTTGATGGTGCCCAGTGAGCCCGGTTTCATCATCCCCCATGACAAGATCAAATCCGGGACCTCAATGCCCCTGAAAGGCTTTGCAGCGGGGGGCAGTGTGATGGGCGGGAAGTTGAACGGGGAACGGTTTCTTGCGAGCAAGCCCGAGAGGGGTGACGTGTCAGATAGCAGAGGGAGCAACGTGACTGTCATCCAGAACAACCAGTTCGGCACCAACATCTCGCGCAACGAACTTGCCAACGCGGCCAAAATGGCTCAGGAACAGGCAAAGTCTGACATCCTGCGCAGTGTTCGTCTTGGCGGTGCGTTTGCGCGCAGCGGAGGTTAATTCATGGCTACTGCATGGCCTGATTCACTTTACCCTGCGGGGTTGGAGTGGCGCTTGATGAAAGCCGGCACCCAGTTCCGCAGCCCCTTCACGGGCTCCTTGCAGGCTATCGATTTTGTCGGCGAGTACTGGTCTGTGCGGATGCAATTCAAGGGCGAGGGCGCTCGACGGCTGTTCAGTCCTTTGCTTGATTCCTGGTTGGGGTATCTCGCAGGAGGCGTCAATCAAACGGATGTCTATCACTGGGCTCGCCCCATCCCCATTGGGACCATGCGGGGAAGCCCAACGGTGCAAACCACCACGGCGCGGGGGCAATCCCAACTCCTCATCACGACCACGACGGGCTGGACGTTGTTGGCGGGGGACTTGATCAAGGCAGGTACGCAGGTGTTCATGGTTCGACAAGACTGCACCGCCTCCGCGAGCTTGCTCACCGTGCCGCTGGTGAATCGAATACGGGGTGTGATCAACTCGGGCTCTGCGGTCACATGGGATCGACCCAAGCTCACTGTCGTCATGCCGGAGATGAGTGGCGGTGTTGTCTATAGGCCGGGCATGACGTTGCCCTCAGAAGTGGAGTTCGTGGAGCCATGAGAACCATCGGAGGCTCAGCCGTCACAGCGCTCGGCAGCGCAGGCGTGGCGCTTGTTGGTTTGGTGGAGATGATGTTCACCGGGGGCACGCTTCGGCTCAACACCTCCCGTTATGACATCAAGGACGACGAGAGCCCCACCCTGACCTACACCGCGTCAAGGCTGCTAGGGCAGGTGGGGGATGTTTCAGATGTCCCCGGTGAGCCCCAGCGCCTGACGCTGTCATTGAGCGGGCTAGACCCCGCCATCATTGCGATAGCACTCGGGGAGCAGGTGCGCGGGAGACCGATCCGGTTGAACCTCGCGGTGCTCGATGCCTCCACCCATGCGATGCTGGATGTGATTCCGCTTTGGGCCGGGCGCATGGCGACGATGGACATTACGCAAGACCCCAAAGGCCCCACAGCAGCAATCAAACTCACAGCCGAGCATCGGGGAGTTCTCTTCAGTCGTGCCAAGCCCTTGCGCTACACAGACGCGGACCAGCGCAAGCTCTTCGCCGGGGACAAGTTGTTGGAGTACATCGTCAGTCAATCTTCGCATCAGGACATTTGGCCCGCCGCGAGTTATTGGAAGAAGTGATCATGCAAACCACACGCATTCACGAGTGGCAGATTGCACTCGAAGCGTTGCTCAAAACCCGTTGGTCTGCTCCATTCACCTGGGGGCAGCAAGACTGCTGCCTGTTCGCGGCGGATTGCGTTCTCGCAGTCACAGGGAGTGACCCCGCTGAAGACGTGCGCGGTGCCTACTCCACAGAAGCAGGGGCGGCGCGGTTGTTGCGACAACACGGGGGAGCTGCGAAGTTGGCTGAGGAGCGCCTCGGAGAAGAGATCGCCCCCCTCTTTATGCAGGTGGGTGATGTAGCCCTGGTGCACGTCGCAGAGCGTGACATGTTGGCGGTGTGCTTTGGCCCGCACCTGCTCGCTCCCGGCCCGGACGGGCTGGTATATGTGCCCCTGGAACACGCCTTGCGGGCATGGCGCTGCACACGAGCGGAGTAGAAAAGAATGCCTCAAGCACTACCGTTCATCGTTTACTACGTTGCCCCCGCACTTGGGGCGAATGCTTGGTGGGCTCTCATTTGGTCCATGGTTGCAGCGGCTGTTGTCAACGACTATGAACAACAGCAGGCAAGGCGTCAAGCAAAGGAGTCTTACAACGCGTCGCTGAAAGACCGTCTGGTGATGACGGCAACCACAGACCGCGCACGCAGTCGCATCTATGGGCGTGTACGGAACGTGGACGGCATTTTGTTCAAGGCCACCCACGGGACCAATAGCGAGTTCTATACGTTTGTTGTGGCCCTCGGCATTGGTGAGGTGGATGCGATTGAGAGGGTGTACTTCAACGACACCGCCTTGGTCATCGATGGGAGCAATCAAGTCACCCACACCCTGGTCTACGATCTGGGAACTGTGGACATCACAAATGGTTCTCCTAACG